TTGTGGATATAGCAGGAACGTTTGCAACTGTGGAAGTTGTGCCTGAATCAAAATCGGCAGGAGTCGTAAATAATGTAAATGTTGTAATTGAAGATTTAGTTGCTCCAAATCCATCAATAATGAATAGTATGTTCATAGCGACAGTTGGGTAGGTGAATTAAATGGCAAAAGAGAATAAAAAGGAAGAGGCAAAAGCTATTGTTGAGGCAGTAGCTTTAACGCCTTTGAGATATAACGACATTAGGTATGAAATTGGGGATAAATTGGAATTGACTGAAACAGAATTTGAGGTTTTGTCAGAAAATAAACTTGTTGGCGAAAGAGTTGATGAGTAATGACGGACGAAACTTTGAAAGAACTGAAAAAATATATTCCTGAAATTTCTGATTTTGATGTGGAAGTTGTTGAGCAGTTTTATAAAGTTGCTGAAGAAAAACATAGCAGCGAAAAAGAAAAATTGCTTAAAATATATCTTTTTGGATATTTGCTGACTTCATTAGATGATTTTGATTTTACGAAAGTCCAGGTATCTAACATTGTAATTGAGGAAACAGGTGGAAACAATCAATATTTAATGACGTACAAACAGTTGTTGAAAATGCTTGGAATCGACGAAAACGAAACAACTGTATCAATAGTTTAAGGAGTGGATTATGTTTAATTTTAAAAACAAGGAAAAAGGAGAAATTCTGCTTGTCGAATTGAATCATATATTGCTTAAAGAAGGCGATAACGAACTTGATTTGACACCTCGCAGAATGAATATTGCGAAAGAGGAAATTGAAGAAAGAAAACTTAATATTGAGATTATAGAGTTGGGTGATAAAAATGCCGTGCAAACTGAAAATAAAGGAGAAACCAAAAAACAAGAATCTGGAAAAGTTGCTGGCGATGAACAAACAAAAAATTGAAGTTGGAACAGTAACCAATTATAGTGTTAAAGGTGGGTTTAATGCCTTTGGATTATCCAATGTTCTTGATACAGGATCTAGCCGTGGAGTTCCAGGATGGAATTATAATCAAAAGGCTTTTGAACAGTTCAAGCCAATGGCGGCTAGATATTTTAAAGAAGGAGTTGCCAAGATTATAAACGGTAGTTTTAGCGTAGATGCGATGACTAATAAAATTGGAACAGAGGCAAGTACGAAGTATAAAGCAATGATTGAAAGAATTAAAAGTCCGGCAAACAGTCCTGTGACAATTATGAGAAAAGGATTTAACAATCCGATGATTGAAACAGGGCATTTTAAAAGTAATATCGCCGCAAAGATTAATGGTGGTAGAATTGTTGGGAGAGGTGGTGGATAGTGGACAGGAAAGTTAGGGCAGCTATTAGAAAAGTTTTGAAGGTTATAAGGAAGTTTTCCGATGATGTAACTGTGTATTTGGAAGATTCTGAAGTTGAATTTGATGATTTAGGAAATCCAATTCAAAACAAAATAGAAAAGATTGTAAAAATGGCTATATTAACACCAAAACATAATTCATCGTTTCCACAAAGTATGGACGGAAGTTTTTTATCGAATAAGAAAGAAGGATATTACATTCTGAATGATACAGACGACTTTAAAATTTCTGAAAATATGAAACTGAAACACAATGGTGTGATTTATAGGATAGTCAATATTGAAGAAAATTACGGAGAGTTTTTGAGAATGGAGCTGAATATAGATGACAAGCGAGATTAGAAAAGAAGTTGTGAATGATATTAAAGAATTTTGTAAAAAGTTCGGAATAAATCAAGTTATCAATGAAGAAAAACGTGATGAAATTTCGGCTGAACAGTATGAAAAACTTAAATTCCCACTTGTTTTCTATAATCTGTATATCGAAGATGCAGGTAATCCTATTCCTTTTGGAAACGATAAATATTGTTATGATGAGGAAATACAGGCACTTTTGACTTTGGAATCACGAGAGAAACATAATGATTTTGATATGCTTTATATGTTTTTGGCAAATACAAACGCAACAAACGATTACTTTGACGAGAGGAAACATAAAAGAAAAATACGGAAAGTATACAAGATACAGGAAACACCTTTTAATTTTATGGGTAGAAAATATTATAAACAAGTTCTGCAATTTAGCTATTTTGCAGAGCATTATATAAATAAAGATTTTAGGGAGGAATAATGGCAATAGAAAGAAATGATTTGAATACATTGAATAATGTACAAATAAAATCAGAAAATAACAGAGCATTTTATGATGATGTCAGAAGTTTAATGTTTTTTACAAAAGACTTCGCAATATCGCCAACTTATATTACAGAGCCACAGGATTTATTGGAGCTGAATGTGAGTGGGCTAGATGAAAATCATATTTTTTATAAGTTAATCGCAAGTGCCTATTCACAATCATACACTCCATTAAATGTTGTAGTGTACGGAAACAATACAGCAACTACGTTTACGGAACTTATGAAAACTTATGTGGATCACGAGAACGCTTTCGAGGTTACTAACTGGATTACTAATATGGATATAGTTGCAGAGAAAAATTACATAGACAGTATTATAGCTTATGCAAAGACTGATAAGGATAAACAGTTCTTTATAGCTGTAAATTATGAAAAATTAGGAAATTCAGCTAAGGCTGTAGCACTACAGACGGATAATAATATTGATAATGTAGCATTTGTTATTGAAGGCGCTAAGAACTTAACGAAAGGAAACTGGCTCACTGGAGCATTGGTTGGTGGAACAATAGGATATAAAGATTTGGGAAGTTATATTGTGCATTCTACACAGATTAATGGATTTGTGCAAGAGAATTTCACAAAAACTGAACAAAAGGCATTTTGGGACGCTGGATTGAATTACCTATCTAAGCCAACACGAGGATATTTCCATGTCGTAAATGGGCTTAATTCAGATAATAAGACACTTATTGAATTGAAGTTGATTGAGATTTGGTTAAGGGATGGACTGAAAAAGGATTTGACAATCTTCCAAGTGAGAAAAGATAAAATACCTTTGAATGATACTGGAAGATTAATGATAGAAGCAATTATCAGAGAACGTTGCAGACAAGGTGCTAATGCTGGAATGTTTATGGTAGACAGTTCTGGAAGTTATTTTGGAATAATAACTCAAAAAGATAAGAACGGCAATGAAATAAATATTAAGTTAGGGCATTTAACAGTAGATGAAATAACACAGGAGTCAATCAGGGAAGGGAAATTCAAATTCGATTTAAAAGTTACTTATCTGAACGGCGTTAGATATGTTTCACTTACTGGAGCAATTACAACAGACGGAGAAATTATTTTTAACAAATAAGGAGGTAAAGAAATATGGCAACAAAACAATATAACGTGGATAACGTCAAAATTATACTGACTGCCGCAGGAATTCCTTATGCGATTACTTGCAGACATGAAGATGGTTTTGAAGATGATCCGAATACAGAAAGTTCAAGCTCTACGATTGCGAGTTGTGGGCAGAAAGTAGTAAATGTATCAGTAGACGAAAGCGTTTCTATTACGTTGAGCTTGCTTTACGGAAGCGAAGAACACAGAACAATGGAAAGGTTGCACAAACTTTGGAAAGCGAACAAAGGACTGTTTCCGATGTTTATGGTAATTACTGATACAAATACAAACGAAACTTACATTTACAACGGTGTTTCATTTAAGAAAAAGGCTGGGTTAAAGTATGCAAATGAGAGTGGTACTGAAGCAAGAGCTTGGGAATTTGAGGCTGAGAGTAGAGAACTTGTGATGTAGAAAAATTATTTAACAAAGGAAATATTTCTTTCGTTAAAGCTGAAAGGACAATTACAATTAAATATAATAACTGTGATGATGCATTGACAAATTCCAAGAGGTGCATTTTGGATTGTGAAATTTCTGAAATGGAAAAAAAACAAAAAAAAATAAGCCCAACAACGAGGGCTTGAACATAATCGAATTTTATTTGATTATATTATAGCATATTTTGGAAAAAAGTCAATATAAAAACTATAATCACAGTTATTAATTTAGCTGTGATTTTTTTATGTAAAAAAACAGGACAATGGCAATTGAATAATGACTGTGAAACTAAAATATTTGTTTTTTAAGTTTGGATAATGGTATAATTAAAATCATTCTTTAATTCTTCTTAGAAATAGTGTATAATTTAGAAAACTATTTTTAAGGAGGAAAATTATGGCACAAAAAATTATAGGTGAAGACGGGAAAGTTCATAACTATAAAAGTAAAAAACCGTTTTACAAGAAATGGTGGTTTATTGCGTTGATAGTCGCTGCACTTATAATTGTTACGATTGTTAAGTTTGGAGGACAAGTAATAGCGATATATCTTTTAATGTTTTTATTACTGGCTATGATAATTCAAGGAATAAGAACTTTATTTTTTATACTTCAAAAAGATGATAAGAATATCCAAAAAAATGCTAAAATTTTTGCTGTTATTTTTGGCTTTTCTTTTTTTCTAGTTTATTTAATAAACGTAACCACACCAGAAAAAGATAAAGTCGCAAATAATAAAACAGAAGTTAAAAAAGTCGAAACCAAAAAGGAAGAGCCGAAGGTTGAAACAAAAACGACAACAAGTAAAGTTGATAAATCTATAACAACAAAAGAACAAAAAAGGCTTGTAATGTTTTTAGAAAATTCTGATAACAGATATTTTGATAACTTCAAGGAAATTTTAACCGCATTTGATAATCAAGACTTTGATAAAACAAAAACGTTGTTAAATAGATACAAAGGGAAATTGAAAGAAATTTATAATAATGTTCTAGACTATGAATGTAAGCCTACCGGGAATCCAATTTTTGATAAAGAATGTGGCGAGTTGTCTCAAGCAGCTTCTGAAGATTATACTTTTAAAAATAATACTATTAATGAAATAGAATATTTTTTCAATAATCCTAGTGAAGCAACTTTAGAAAATGTGCGAACAGAATTTAGATATGTTCTTGAAAAGAGTAACGAACTTAGAGATAAGTATTCAATATTTAAAAATAAAAATTTTTAAAAAAAGTTCTTGACTTTGTCAGATACTTATGATATTATATTAGTATCTTACAAAAGAGAGGTAATTTTTAATGGAAAAAAGGAAAGCAAGAGTTATATTCCATAAAGCAGGAAATGGTAAATCTGCGAAAATAACGATACCAATTCCGTGGCTTAGAGAAATGGAAGTTACAGAAGAAAAGAGAGAAGTGGAGTTGATTTTTGATAAAGAAAATAAAAAAATAGAAATCAAATAAAAATTCCCTCTCTCGTAAGAAAAAGGGAATATCTAGTATTTAACTAGTACTTAACCAATACTATTATACTATATATTCTCTTAAAAAACAAATATTTTAGGAGGAAAATTTTATGACACTTAGACAAGAACTAGGATTTGAAATTACAGAAAGTTTACTGGATGAACACAGCCACAAATTAAATTCAACAAAAAAGGCAGTATTTGATTTAATAGAAGAAATATATGCCATTGTTCCAAAGGACTTTACAGAAAAAGTATCGGATTTGGAAGATGCCTTGTGTGATTACTACAGAGCGATAAAAAGAGAATACTATGAGGCTGGCTCAAACATAGATACATTGGTTCAAAGAAACTGTGAAAAGGAAGTTGCTGAAAAAGTGGCAAGAATTGAAAGAAAAAATATAGTATAATGGAGGATAAAAAATGAATGAATTACAAGTAATTGATAAAAGAGAAATTTTGGGAAAACAGTTTAGAGTGTATGGAAATTTTGAAAATTTATTGTTTTTAGCAAAAGATGTGGCAGAATGGATTGATTATGCTAAAATGAAAAACGGAGCTTATAATGTGACACAAATGTTAAGTTCTATTGACGAAGATGAAAAGCTGGTATATAAAGTTTATATATCAGGTCAAAACCGTAATATGTGGTTCTTAACGGAAGATGGATTTTATGAAGTCTGTATGCAAAGCACAAAACCAAATGCAAAAATCTTTAAAAAAGAAGTGAAAAAGATTTTAAAGACAATCAGGAAAACAGGAATGTATATGACAGACAATGTATGGGATACAATAACAAACAATCCTGAAAAATTAGGAGAAGTGTTAATCAATTACGGTAAAGTGAAAAGAGAACTCGAACATCTGGAAGAAGAAAATCAGATTCAAAAGCAATTAATAGCGGAGTATAAACCGATAAAAGAGTATGTTGATACAATATTGTCAAGTGAAGACACAATGACAATAACACAAATTGCAGCCGATTATGGACTTAGTGCATACGAATTGAATAAAACATTGAATGAACAGAGAGTTATAAGAAAAGTTGGCGGACAATGGATATTGTATGCAGAACATATGAATAAAGGGTATACAAAAAGCGAAACAATAACAGTAAAAAAGAAAAATGGAACTGAAAAAGTCGTTCCCAATACAAAATGGACGCAAAAAGGAAGGTTATTCATTCATAATTTATTAGAAACATTAGGAATAAAAGCAAATATGGATAGAGAAAAAGAAGGAGCATAATATTTAAAAGAAAATCACAGTCATTAATTTGATTGTGATTTTTTTGTTACAAAAAAAGTGATAAGGCAGGTGGTTAAATTGATTGAAACATTAAAAGCAGGAGAAGTGAGTGCGATAGATTCAAAAACTGGAAAAGTAAGAGTTCTGTTAAAAGGCGATGACGATAAAACAACAGACTGGCTTAATTTATTAGTTCCGTTTTCAGAAAGTCATAGCGATAATTATATGCTTGAAGTGGGACAAACTGTCTATTGCCTATTCTTTTCCGAAATGCCTGAACAGGGAGTGGTGCTTGGCTGTCCTATGCGTGGGAGTTCTGGAAGTAAAACTGAAGTGAAAAGGACTTTTTCTGATGGTGGAAGCTGGAGCTATGATAAAAACACGTTGACTTTGAATATTAAAAAAATTGTGATTAAAGGAGATTTGGAAGTCAGCGGCACTACAAAAACTGGCGGAAGCATTAATCTTAATACACATAAGCACGATGGAGTTACTGCTGGTGGCGATATGACTGGAGGTCCGCAATGATAGGAAGTCTCGGAGATGTGGTATTCGAAGTGTCTGATAAAAAAGTATTTTCTATCAACAACCAAATAAGCAGGTCATATAAATCTAAAATATCTGAACACACAGCTATATACGGTCCTGGTATGCTAAGACATCAAGGGAGAGAATTAACAGAAGTGAGTTTTAGCATTTCTTTAGTATCGTCCTTGCTATCCGAAGCAACAACATCAGAACAGTTAGATAAGTTAAAAACGATGTGGGAATTTGGTGAATATGACTATTTAACGCTTGGCGGGCAGACGTTTGGTGCTTTTCCGTTTTTAATAGTGGATATGAGTGAGAAAAGTTCCTATTTTAACAAAGAAACTTCTGATTTTGATTATGTAAATTTGGATTTGACGTTAAAAGAGTATATAGATAATCCTAAAAAATATAATCAAGTAATAGAACAGTTAAAAGTTCAAAAAAAAGAGCAGGAAAAGCTCACAGAAGAAAATGTGGAAGTTGTAAATGTTGAAATTGAACAAAAAACAAAATTACAGGAATTTGCTGAAAAAGTAAAAAATAAAGTAGACAGTACACTTGAAAAAGTAGATAAAGCTATTCAAATTGCAGAGGAAAAGAAAAATGAAATATTAAGTCAGCTTGAAAAAATCAAAAAAGATGCAAAAATTGACGAATTGATGAATTTAGTAAGGGCTGGAATGATTACGGCAGATAAAGTTAATGAAATGATAGACTATGCTAAAAATTTTGATAAAACAGATAGAGATATACTAATGAATTTTTTAAGGAATCAGATTGGAGGTAAATAATGATATATGTTTCATCTAATCAGGAAATAAATTATGCTCCAAAAAATTATATTGAGGAAGTTATAACGAATGTTGGAATGCTTTTAAGAGTCTGCAAGGAAGAACAGCCGCTTAATCGTGATTTCAGTTTTGACAGCGACTTGATAGATAAAAATATAAATATTGTGGAAAACAGGATAACTTCACAGTTGCTTGAGATGTTCAGGAAATATGAGCCAAGAGCAATTTTAAAAACTACAGAAATAAAAATGACAGATAAACACAATAATGATTTTTATATTGAACTGGGAATTGAGGTGATAAACATTGGATGATTTTGAAGAGTACGAGGCAATAGATAGCGATGCTTGGGAAATAAAAAGAGATATGATTAATAAGTTTCAGGAACTTAGCGGAAGAAGTCTGACAGAAGCTAGTCCAGAAACATTAATCTTCAGCACAGTAGCGTATCAGCTAGCTTTGTTAGAAGAAAAATATAATGATGACATCAAACAAAATTATTTAAGATTTGCAAGAGACGAAAGGCTGGATTTGAAAGGTGAATTTTATGGAAATAGAGGAAAAAGGCTTTTTGAACAACCAGCGGTGGCAACATTCAGATTTTATATTTCAAGCGTACAAGCAACAGATACAGTAATCCCCAAGGGCTCAAGAATTAGATATAACGAGCTTTATTTTGAAACGGATAAGGAATACAAAATAACAAAAGGAAATTTATCAGTTGACGGAAAAGCTACTTGCAACACATTGGGAATCATTGGAAATGGTATTCCAGTTGGACAAATTAAAGATATGGTTGATATATATCCGAATTATCAGAAAGTTGAAAACATTACCGAAAGTAATTCTGGAACAAGTGAAGAACCAGACGAGAGTTACAGAGAAAGAATAAGAGAAATTCCCGAGAGCTTCACAACAGCAGGAAGTTCGGGAGCTTATATATTTTGGACCAAAACAGCCAGTACCGATATCATAGATGTCAAAGTTCATTCTCCATCTGCAACCAATGTAGATGTTTACATTTGGACTGTTAGCGGTACAGTAAGTCAGGAGTTGAAAGAGAAGGTAAAAAGTGTATTAAATGAAGAAAATATAAGACCTTTAACTGATAAAGTGAATATTAAAGAGCCGAATAAAGTTAATTACTCTGTAGATTTTGACTACTATATCGAAAAGGATAATGAAACTCTCGTAAATGTTATAAAATCTAACGTAGATAAGACAGTGCAAGAGTATGTTAACTGGCAAAAAGAGAAAATAGGCAAGGATATAAACCCAGATGAATTAATTAAAAGATTAAAAATAGCTGGAGTAAAAAGAGTAGTATTAAGAAATCCCGTTTTTCAAAAATTAGATTTCAATCAAGTTGCTATAAACAACAGAATTGTGAGCAATTATCAGGGAGTTGAAGAATTATGATAACAGTACAGGATTTGAAATTGACTGACATTGCTGCGAAATCAACTCTAACGGATAATGCGACAAAATGGATATACGAATCAATAGACTATGCAATAAAACAGCAAAAAAACAGAATAATGAATAAGTTTTTTCTTGATATTGATAAATTGTCAGAAACCGAAATTGATTATTTATTATGGGAATATCATGTTGATTATGTTGGAGAAGATACAACTATTGAAAATAAAAGAGAACTTGTAAAAATAGCAGTTGTAGCACATTTTAACAAAGGAACTTTAGGAAGTGTAAAAGCAATTTGTAAAATACTTTTTGGGAATGCGGAAATAAAGGAATGGTTTGAGTACGGCGGACGACCAGGTTATTTTAAAATTTCCACTTTGGGAGAACTTAAAAATCAAATAGATTTTTCAAAAGTTTTGGACGTTGTTAATGAGTACAAAAACGAAAGAAGCTGGCTTGATGCAATAACATTTGTAAGAAATATGAATTTAGGAACTTATGTTGGCATGTTTTCTGTGAGACAAAAAACAAATGTATTGAGTATACGGAGTTTTGAACTGCCTTGGATGGAGCAAAAATTGAATGTAGAAATCGTAAACGTTGTATTGAAAAAAAATACATTAGGAATAAGATAGGAGGTAAAAATGGCAAATTATCTTGGTTGGGAAATAACAAACAAAGGAAGAGAACTTTTAGCAAGAGCAATGAATAACGAAACGAAGATAAATATAACAAAATTTAAAATCGGAGCAGGATACAATACAGGAAATGACAGAGAATTAACGGATTTATTAGATAAAAGAAACGAATTTCCAATAAATTCTTATGAAAGAAAGGAAAACGGAAATGTGGAATTTACATTTATTGTCTCTAATAAAACCGGAAGCGGGACAAGTGCAATAACAAATTCGTATAAAATTTCTGAAATGGGAATATATGCCCGGGATGATTTTGGAACTGAAATATTATACGCATATAACAAAGGAACGGATGGCGATTATATTCCGGTTTTTAATGGAAAAAATGCAATAGATATTATGGAAAAATGCATTATAGTAGTAGACCAGTCAGCAAATTTAAATGTAACAATTGATAGCTCTAATACATATATTACAAGAGATTCTGCCGAAAGAAACTACGTTAAAAAAACAGACTATGCAACAGAAAACAAAGCAGGAATAATCTCGTTAAGTGCTGTAAAAGGGTTAATTCCGAATGTTCCGAATGCGGCAGAATATACAAATGGAACAGTAAATTTAAGACAGATAAAAGATATGATTGACACAAAAGTCCCAAATGCAACTTCCGATACGGCAGGGAAAGTAATGTTAGGAACTACTGCAAATACAGCTCTCGAAGGAAACCGTTTAGCAGAAATAATCGGACTAGAATTTGGTGGAAACATTCAAGATTCAGGAACAAAGACTGCTGGAAAGTTCTACTATGACACAGTTACAAAATTCTATTATGAATGCATTGTGAACAACAATCTGACGTATAATGATAGCTCAAAATTTAGAGCGATTTCTAATAAGCCGATTTCTGACAGATTATCAAATTTAACTAAAACAATCAGTTTAGGAAGACACAACTTAAATACTCAAAACAACTGGTATCTTTCGATACCACTTCCCAGAGTTGACGGATATATGTATATTTCATATTCCATACATCCTGGACAGAATTTACTGGAAGTCACAAGCTATCATAATGTTAGAAATAACGCACTAGAAATAAAAGGTGTTGCGAACGGGCTTGTAGAAATAACAGCTGTCTACATCAAGCAAGTTTAACCATTTATAAGGAGGAATAAGATAAATGCATGTTGTAATTTATGATAAGAGAAGTCTTGAAATAACAGCAAGACCAACAATCACAAATTTGGAAGAATTTAAGAATAATCCAGCTATATTTTATCCAGACTGGAATTCGGAAAACCATATCTGGAGTGAAACGGAATACCAAAATCCAGTTTTCGAGAATGGAAATTTGAGGGAGGCGACAAAAGAGGAATTGCACAAGACTGGAAAATACACTCTTGCTGAAAATGAACTGATAGAGAACGGAAAAATCAAGACAGTTGAATTATCTGAATTTGAATATATAGAAAACAATCAGATAAAGTATAGAAAAGAAGAAAAGATTGGGAAACTAAAACAGGAGCTTTACGAATTAAGAATTGAGAGGGAGAAGAAGCCTTTTGAGTTTGAAGTGAGAGGCACAAAGTATTTACAGGGCAACAGGACGATAGACCAGTCCAACATAACTAAGATACTGTTTAGTCTAGTTCTTAGTTTTATTCTCGGATTAATGGGAAAAATTGCTAAAGGTCAAAAACCGGACTTCACACAAGTTATGACTGACTTAATGGCGACAGAATACAGTAACTGGAAATTTTACACAGAGGATGGCTCTGAAAAATATGTAAATGTAAGTGTTCAGAAATTCATAGAAATGTCTGAAATAATGAGAAAGCATACGACAGCCTCGATGGTTGCTGAAACAACATTATCACATAGTCTTTTAAATAAATCTATAGAAGAACTAAAAACATTTAATGCTGAAGTTGAATACAATAAATTATTTGAAAGCGAAATAAAGCAGAGTTAGGAGGTAATATGATAACAAAAAAGACATTAACGGGAAATGGAATTAATACTAGAAATGTTTTTAAGCGAAGAACTGTTGAAGAAGTTTTGGAAGAAATTAGAAAAGCGGCTTCTAAACCAAAACTAAAGCCATTATTTGTTGGATATGCACAAATTGGAGGAGAAACACTTAAAAAAGTTATTTATGAATAAAGGAGGTATTTATGCAGTTAGAAAAAGACAAATTGTATATATGTTTTCATAAACCCAAGAGACTGATAGGGCATTTGATAGCATTATGGACGCTAGGAAAATACTCGCACGCCGAATTTATTTACAATGATTATGTGTATTTGGCAAATCCAGGCGGAGTGAGAATGAAACCGTTTGTGAATAAGGAAAATATGGATATTTATGAGCTTGACGGCAGCATAGATGCGGATGATGTTTTAGCATTTTTTGGAAAAAATAAAGGCAAGGGCTATGATTATCTAGGCATCTTGGGACAGTTCTTTTATGCTCAAAAAGTTCAGGATGACGACAGATATTTTTGCAGTGAGTTCTGTTTAAACGCGATAGATTATGCGTTACAATTTACATTGACATATAAATTAAAATCGTTGAAAGATAGAGTTGGATATGAATTTAATCCGCATAGGCTATACAAGTATCTTAAAAATATGGAACTGATAGATGAAAAGGAAGTGGAGTGAATGGAGCTAAGGAATTTAATTGGAATCGAAATTATGGAGCAAGGAAAATTATTAAAAGTAACAGACGCTGCGTTTGAAGACGAAAATATTGTTTTAATAACTGAAACAGTAGAAAAAGATGTAAAAGAAACTAAAAAAGGAAGTGATTTAAATGGATAGATTTGAAAGAATTTTTGACTACTTGCTAATGGTCGAAGGAGGATATTCAAACGATAAGTACGACAAGGGTGGAAAAACTAAGTACGGAATAATTGAAGAAGAAGCAAGAAAATATGGTTATACTGGACATATGAGGGATATGCCTTTATCTATTGCTAGAGATATTTATGATAAGAAATATTATCATAAAAACGGGCTTGATACTTTAAAATCAGATAAGATAGCATTATCAATATGCGATTTTATTGTAAATGCTGGAGTTTGGGGAACTAAAAAAGCACAGGCAGCACTGAATGAACTGAGATTTGATTTAAGAGTAGATGGTATTTTAGGAACAAAAAGCTTAGCTGCATTAAATGAAGTTGATGAAAATAAATTTTTAGAAAAATATCACGATTTGCAGAGAAGATATTACAGAGTAATAGTAGCAAACAAGCCATCACAAAAAGTGTTTTTAAAAGGCTGGTTAAACAGAGTAGACAGAAAAGAAAAATATTTAAAGGAGATGTTTTAGATGAAAAAAGTAATATTAAATGTAGGACATGGCGGAGTGAAAAAAGATCCAGGGGCTTGTGCTAATGGATTTGAGGAACATGCTTGGAATAAGGATTTTGTAAACAACTATATCGTTCCTGAATGCAAAGAGCAAGGCGTAGATTATATCATAGTATATCAGGATTATTATTCAAAGTTGCCAGACAAAATTAACAATTTAGCAAATAAAGGCGATGTAACATTATCGTTTCATCTTAATGCATCTGAAAAAATGGCTAACGGAGTTGAAATGCTATTTTGGCATACTTCCAAAAAAAGTAAAGAGTTAGCGGAATTTTTACAAGAAGCTAATATTGAAGCAACACATTTGAAAGATAGAAAAATCTTACCACGCGTAAGAGGAGATAGAGGATGGACGTTGTTATATAAAACAGTAACGCCTTGTGTCATAGTTGAAAGCGGATTCATAACAAACAAAAACGATATGGAAGTATTAGAAGCAACAAAAAAGGAGCTTGCAAAACATTATGTAGCGGCTGTTAAAAATTATTGGAAGAATAACTAAAAAAATGCTTGAATACAAGCTATATTTGAACGTTAAAAATAATTTTGGTATAAAAGGGTTGGCTAACAAGATAAAATTGATTGTAGGGCTTGTTAGCTAGCTTAAAATCGAAATGATAAAAAACAAGAAAATAGGAGTGATAAAAATGGATAAATTGGCAGCAAAAATATATTTGACAGGTAAAATTTTAGAATTAGGAAAGACTTTAATCTATAGAACAGAAATAATCGCAAAAGGAAAAGCTGGAGCAGAGAAATTTAAACAGGTGTATGAAGGTTTCTGGGATAAACTTGAAGAACTATTAGAAAAAGAAAAATCAATTGACAGAAAATGGATTCCTGACTTTGCAGAAGAAATTGGCGAGGAAGTTCTGACAGAAGTTTTAAAGGAGGCTAGAAAGACATTTGACTTAAAAGTTATACTGCAACAAATTTTTGATGAGGAAAAAGCAGGGAACAAAAACATATTATAGCAGCGAAAGAGGATAAAATGTGGGGATAAATTTTGAAGAAGTAAAAGCAATAA